ATTACCGAAGCTATCTTCGACTATTGCGGTATCGTTATCTATTTTCATCGGATTACTTGCGTTTTATGTTCGTAAAGTTCAATGCCTGCAATGCTATCTACTCCTAAATCCTTCATCGCTTTGGGTAGCCCCTGTATTAAATCTTCGGGGTTTAAGTTGTTATGTGCGAATTGAACCGAAAGCAATTTAATCCAGTCAACCTCACCAACGATGCGCGCCTTTACGGTTGTGCGAATGTTTTTAGTTTGGCTGTTCTCTACCGTGGTGGCATATAGCTTATCGGTAAACGCTGCCATAATATCACCAACCGATTCGGCTTGCTTCATGCTGGCAGTGGCTTCGGCTCTTAACTTAGCTTCAGCGGCTTCTTGTTCAGCCTCGAGCCGTTCGTGGTATTCTACCATGCGTTTTTTAGCGTCTTCGATAAAATCGAGTAGCGGCGCGGTGGCATCCTTTTCGAGTTTAATAAGTTCCTTTTTGAAATGTTCGAGCGGTGTCGTAACCTCTTTACGGGCGGCTTCGATTGCCTTAACTGCATCGTTAACGTCTTTTACAGCGGCGTTCATTGCTGTATATTCGCTAACGTTTACAACGCTGTTAGCCTCTCCGCCTACTGAGTTGCGGGCTATTATTGCCTGAGCGTTTAATACTTGAGGCGAATTAATCGCTAAGTATATTTTTTCGATTGGTATTTGTACCTTTGCAAGTGTGTTCATGTATGTTCTGTTTTATTGATGTGAGGGGCGGTGCTTTACCGCCCCTTAATTATTTAATCCCACGGTAAGTCATTAGCCGCTTTTTGCCCGAATATATCGTCGATGTCGGGTAGTTCCTCAAAGTTCTGAGGCGGCTGCGTTTTAGGTGTAAAATCGTTTTTAAACGTTGCCGAGGTCATGGACTTATATTCGTCCGATTCTTTTACCTTATCCTGTAAAAAGTCGGGAAGCTTTGCGAATACTTCTTGTTCGTGCGCTGTCGGGCTGTATGTGAATGCCTCGTTAATCGGTGCGGGGCATTCGTAGCCTTTCATAAGCGGTGCAAAACTTATAATGTTTGCATACGTGTTATCGCCTTTGGTAACATGCGCAATATTTACCATACACGTTTTACCCAGCATCTTAAAAATATCGAGCTTTGAGGCTTCAGCATCGGTTAACTTTTTACCGAGCCACGCTGAAATATCGCGGCGTAACAAAGCCTTTTCGTTCATTGAAAGGGTGTAGATGCTGCGAACGTAGTAAGGCTGTTCGCCTTTGCTTTCATCGAATACCGCTTTCTCGGTTGGTAGTTCAAATAAGAATTGAACTTTTCGCTTTTTGCCGGGGAAATTTCCCCCTTGCTCGGTCGTGCCGAGGTCGATAATTTGATAGCAGCGCGCAGGGTATGAGCCTTCGGGTGCGATTTGGCGGTTTGACGTACCGCCTACGGGTGCTGTTAAAGCCATTTTAAAAAGTATTAAAGGGTTAAAAATTAAAGATTCTCAGATTGGATAGAGTGTACGAGGTTGAGGTTAATGCCGTCGATAACCTCAATAAACAGCTCGCTGAATGCGTTGCGCTCGAGCGGCTCAAATAGTCGATGTTCAACTGGCACGCCTTCGACTTGTTCGCGGTGGAACTTACGCGCTAAGTTTGCCGCGCCTGAATCGCAGCGCGTGTAGATTCCTTTCATGCAGCCGTCATTAACAAGCATTGTCATAACGCCGCTAAGGTGGTCGTACAAATAAAATTCTGTGTTTTGGTAATTGCGGAAAATGGTAACCGTGTCCATGTGTATAAGGGTTTAAAAGTTTAAAAAGAAAGGGCGGTTATTAGCCGCCCGTTTGGGGTTATTTAGAGTATCTTGACTCTGTGATTAGCATTAACCTTTCGCCTTTGTAATTGCTAACCCAAATATGGTTTGCACCGCGTCCGCAATCAAATGCTAATACTTTAGATACCACATTGTCAATCTCTGCGTATGCTTCTTCGATACGCGTTAATCCTTCGATTTTTGCAGATACCATTCTAATGATTGCTGCGTTTTCGATTTCGCTTGTTGCTTTTACTTTTTCAATTGTCGTGTTCATCGTGTGAATGTTTAAGTGTGTGTGAATGTTTGATGAGGCAAATGTATAACCTTTATTTGAAATTGCAATACCTTTACAAAAATAAATGCAAAATAATTTATAATGTGCTGATTTTCAATGTGCCTAATTTTGCGCCCGTGCGATACCGAAACCGATAAGCGCCCCGAAACCGACCTTTGCCGCCGTTGTTTCGTACCATTTTTTGCGGGGTTGCTCGATTACAAAGCTGCGCAGCCCTTCGGCTACCATGTTTGGGTTATCTATTGCAACTCTTACCACGCTTTCGCGCTTACGAAACGGGAAAACACCGCGTAAAGTGTCGCCTATACCTACCGAAATAGTTGCCGGTATGCTTAAGCTATCGATTTGAAGGTATCCGAGGCGGTTAATTTTGCCCGTAATACTAAACCAGCGCTCAAACTTTTGAAATTCACGCGGCAAAACAAGCGCGGGAACGGTGTCATGTATATAAATCGGTTCGCCTAATTCTATTTTAGTCTTATAAATGGTGCGTGTAACGACCTCAACCGCCGCTTTTGGCTTATCGATTCGCAGTTTTTCGGTTAAATCCTTTAGTTCTGTGATTTGTTGCGCTTGCGTGTAAATCGTTAAGGAATCGTTTACGTGCGTTTTAACGAACTTTTGCTCCGTTAGTGTGGTTTGCGCTTGCTGATGGCATGAACGCACGAATAAAAGGCTTAAAACGGCTAAAAATAGCAACCTTTCAAGCCAAACGTAACTCAGCGATGTATTTTTCGATTCTTTCACGGCATTTGGCGTTTTCGTTTAGTATTGCTTTTGCAACGTTTGGCGGCATTTCGCGCTCGGTTAGGTAAATCTTTAGAACCTTTATTAGCCGCTTATCGATTTGCTTATCATTCATATTTGACGCGTTGCTTTTTTTACTAATGTACGCACGGCTTCGTCCAAATTTACAACCGAATCTTCTAACATCTTCAAAAGGTCGTCGCGTTCTTTTTCGGATATTGATTTATTGCCGCTAATTAGCTTTACCAAACCACTAACAGAGGTTAACGGCTGCCGTAATTCATGCGAAAGCATAAACCGAAATTCCTCAAGTAATACCCGTTGGCGTTCGTGTTCATGTGCGCTTATGCTGGTTACATCAACAAGCTGAAAGCCTATAAAATGCACCGCGCCCATGATGTTGTAAATATTCCAAACGTTAAAGCGCTCAGATAAATTCTTTTGTTTCGTTCGGGCGTAAACTCTCGAGGGTTCGGGCTGTTTGTCTTTAGCCCTTTTAACGGCTTCTATGAGCGTTTCTTTATCCTCAGCACTGCTAACTATATCGACGATGTTTTTCGGCTTTATATGGCTCGCGTAATGCTTAAAAGTTTAAACGTTTCGCAAATCGGCAATAAGCGAACGCCACGCAGCGCCGCAAGTCATTAAATACTTAGCAGAAAGCCAAAGCGTAAAGCTAAATACAATGCCGTTTAAAAGTATATCGTAGTTCATAGGCCTCTCCAAATCTTGGGTATTTCTTACGGGCTGAGGTTTCGCTGTGTAGTACGTTGGGGCTGCTAACAAAGATACATCGCAGGGCTGAATAGTGTCGAATGCGGTCAAAACTATTTTGGGCTTTGCTTTCGGTTGTGCCATGACAGCCTCGAAGCTTTCGCGGTTAGCTTGCGCAAAGCTTGTATCTGCATTAGCCGCCTCCCAGCTTATGGTGTCGATGTTCACCTTGTTATGGCGCACGGTCTTTATTGTATCCCTACGAACTTGCTGCATCGCTCTTTGCTTTTGGTATGTATCCTGCGGCGATTAGAGTTGTTACAATTGCCGCGAGGGTTTCGGTTGAAATCACTTTAAAGATTAGTAGAAAGATTGAAACTAATATCATAAGACTTCCGATTGTGCTACGCCAATGCTTAACGATTATATCGATTATTCGCCTTGGTTTGGTAGCACGTTTTCGCATGGTTTAAATTACGCGAAAGCAGCCCGAACGTTGGAGCAATAGTGGCTTAGAAATTACAAAGTGAGAAATACAGATTCGCTTCTTCGCGCCTGCGATTGGTTAGCCCTGTAAGCACTTTGCCGCCTGCCTTATTCCACTTCAGGAACTCATCCAATATCGAAGGGTCGGCTGCGTTTGCTTTGGCTTTTTTTAGCAATGTGGATTTTATCAGCGCACCCGTGCCAACGTTGTAGCTGAATGCTACCAACGCATCGAACTGACATTGATTCAAATTCGGTAGGTGCTTATTTACCGCCGCTTCAAATGGCTCAAGTGTGGCAAGTAAAAGCTGCGTTGCTTCCTTTTCGCTTGCGAGCTTTTCGCCTAAAAGAATCTTTTTGCCGTTCGGGTAGCGAGTCGAGCCGTAGCCAATTGTCGGCACTCCAGCAGGGCAAAGGTATGAACTAAGCCGCAAGCCCTCGTACTTCTTAATCAAATTGAGACCGAGAAGCGAGGTGGAGCGCATTTAGATGATAACGTATTGGAGGACTGCGTATAGGTATTGATAATTGAATTCGTCTGTTACAGATTGCAAATTTATATTAATCTTATCTGTTGCAGTGTCCGCTACTATGCCCCAAGTAA